TTTTTTCAAAATCAACCCAAGTATCTACAATTTCATTAGGCATAGGCTTGGCACCTATTACTACGCCAGTATCTAAACCTTGAAATATTTTAGCGCTATATTTTCTTAAGTTATTAACAAATAAATTTTGACGCTTCTGTAAAGCAACCACTCCTTCACGAGCAGTAATAATATTATTTACAGTTCCATTAACTAATGAATTAACATATTGACCTGATTTAAAAAACTCAAAAAAAGTATCCATATCTGTAATAGGAACTTCTTTGTCGCCCTTAACGACAGTACTTTTTGTAAGCAAACCCAACCAAGCATCGTCATCATATTCAGGATGGTCTAGTGATATTTTTACTCTTGCAGCCCCAGCAGTAGTTAAATCTTTTTTATCTAAAGCATCCCTATAAACATTAAGGTCATTAATAAAATTACTATTTTTAGTAACATATGCAGGGTCGGTAAATAATTGTTCTACGCTTCTTATTAATGCTGCAGCATTTGCTGCATTTTGTAATTCTGCTGCTGATTTAGCAGATGCAGTAAGAGCCATACCTCTTGACCCACCAAAAGTAACATAAGTTAAAGGGTCTACTACACCAAGTGCAACTATATCTAAACCTACGCCTGGGTCTCCATACTCACCAGGTTTAAATAATTTTTCTGTAACAAACTCGCCATATTCATTTCTTGCTACATTTCGTATACCGCCAATGCTTAAAACAGAAGCAGCAATAGCCTCACGTAAAGTATCGGTTGCAGTCGGTTTTTCTTTTAACGGGGCAAATCTTCCAGCCCAATCAACGATTTTACTTCCGAGATTTATTTTTTGACGAGAATAACGGTTTGCAATTTCATCAAATTCTGGTGTTCCAAATTTAGAATATATGTTAACCATATCTTCATCAATAGCGCCGTATTCACGAAAAATTTCTAATTGATTTTTTCCGTCAAGAATGCCTCTTACAAATACACCAGTTGCTCTGTTATAAAAATTATCTAATTTATCTGTTTCTATTTCATTCCATTTATTATAAGCATTCCAACCTTCGCCCCAATAGTCAGGGTTAGTTGCTTTCTCAACAGCCTCTGGTCCACCAAAAAGACTTAAACCTGCTTCTCTAGTTTTTTTGCTAAACTCTAAAGCATTAAGAGCGGTATTTTCCACAGCGCTTACATAGGCTTGGCCTGCTGAGATAAGGGTAGGTAAAGGTTCTCTAAATAACCTTACTATCCCTGTTTCCATAAAACTCTTTTTAAACTTATTTAAAAACCCTTTTTCATCAAGTTTGGCATACTCAGCCTCTGGATTAAAGTCAATTAAAGCCTTTTGTATTGTAGGGTCTAAAGCATTAAAAGTATTTCTTGCATTGTTTATGTCAGGGTCGGTCATTAAAAAAGTATTAAGGTTTGTTAACCTAGCCATACCATTCCAACGGGCAGACTCTTCAGGTGTAAACGCGCCAGCGTTTCTAACTTGAATCATTTCTGGCGTAGTTTCTAAAGTATCTAAATCAATAGATACTGGAATAAAACCTTGGTTTGACATAGGTTATCTATTCATTCTGTTGTAAAGAAACTCGGATACTCCTGTAGTGTCATACTGCAAAGCCTTTTCTATAGTAGTTAAGGCTGATACAGGTTGTGGGATAACTGATGATAAACCTGGTGTAGTAGGGTCATAATTAGCGCCAGATGAAATAGGTTCATTTTTAAATTGAGTTGGTACGTCAAAACCTACAATAGGCGGCAATTCTACAGCAGCCATAGGAGCGCCTTGTTGTTGCTCAAGAACTTCTTGTCCAGTTGTTTGTCCCATATTAGACATACCAGAAATATATCTAATAGGTTGATTAGAAACATTCAAATCAGTGCGTTCAGAATTAGCCCCTATGCCAGATACCTTTTCAAATATTGCCATTAATCATCGTCCTCTTCGTCTAGGTATTTTTTTAATTCTTCTTCAGTAGGCGCTTTATACGCTACCCAACTTGGGTAAGAAGATTTTTCCATTACAAAACTTAACGCTAACTCGCTGCTAAATCCTGCTTTAAGTAAAGACTTATAGTATTCATTAAGCCAAATGCAATACATTTCTAACTCTGTATATTGTTCATTTTCTACAGTACGCGGTTTACGTGTGCGCTGTGGTTTCTTTTTCCGCGGTGCCATAGTTACCTCCGAGTAGAAGTTCTTGCGCTAGCGCTTGCTTTTCCGCCTAACGTTAAGTTAGACAATAATGTTTGTAGTGATGGCGGGGCGCCTTCAGGAGAAGCGCCTCCTACTGGAGCGCCAGCGGGAGCAGGGGACGTTTGCTCAACCATTAGTTCGGCAGGACCAGCAGGAGGTAATTCTTCAGGTGCAAAAACTTCCTCTACTGCATCTTCAATGGTCACGCCTTTCTGGCGTGATTTAATAACATCAGCAATTTTCTTAATTATCATTGATGGGTCGCCGCCTTGCATAGCCATCTGTGGGATGGCTTGGGTATAGGCTTGCAGAGATTGAACTAATGACTTACGCATATTTTCAATTTCAATTTTTTCTTGCTCTTGAGTTACGTTAATACCAAATGGTAATTCACGCATAGCAAGGTCTGTTGAAATCAAACCGCCACCTAATGCTTGTAGCATAAAGATAAGACCCTGTGCTGGGTTAAGTCCTGCCAACATTCCGTATCGGACATCGGCTGAGTAGTCTTTCTTAATATCCTTACTTGGTTTGTAGGTAATCTGGTATGGGCTACCAGCATCTACACCACGGATAGTCTTTTCATAATCAAAAAATCTTTCATCAACTTCAAAGCATACGGAAATAACATCGCGTAGCGCTGAAGCAAAAATAGCCTGAGCAGACTTGACTTGCGTGTCAAAGCCTCCCATAAGTGCCTGCACGCCTTGTCCCGTGATGATGCTGGCATCAATGTTTCCAGTACGTCCCTCTGGATAACGTGTTCCCGTTCTTAGTTCTTGCTGTAGTAAAGCCTGTTCAGTAAATGCTCCAGGTGGAATATTTAAATCAACACGGCGAACACCAGCAGGGTTAGCGGTGCGGATAACAGCATCGCCACCCATTTCAAGTTCATTGACATCCGAAGGCAGAACAATTGGTGCTTGCACGGATTTCTCTGCTGCTTCCATCGCAAGTAATGCGAACCTGTTGCGAAGCAACTGAATACCGAGCACGTCATCAAACTGACCACGCATCTCATTATCAATAGATGGTCTCTTAGCAACAACAACCATCATCTTGCCAATTGGGTTCTTGGCGGAAGATAGCAATAGATTATTGCGCTCAGGAACATATAACACAGACTGGTCGCTATCGTAATAGCGAACAATTTCAATCTGCGCTGTCATATCAGACTTGTACATTTCTTTACCAAGTAAGATATTTGCGTACTCAGGGAACTGTGAGGCAACTTCGCCGACAGCCATATAGTAACGCTTTGCAAAGGCAATGCAGCGCCCATAGCGGTCAAACTCTGGGTAAGCGCCCACTGGGTTTTCTATGCGGATACGCGGCAGCCCTGCTTCTTCGTCCAATTCAATTATGAAAGGAACGAAACCAAATGTTATGTATACATCGGCTCCTGTATACATTTGGACTTGTAAGTCCGAATGAGCAAAATAATTAGTAGCAATACGAGTGCGGGTGTCAGCAAACCTACGAGCGCGGTCATTAGCCTGATTCGCCGCCGAACAGTTAACTGACGGTAATGGCGCCATAACCTCGGAAAGGTCTTTAGCAACAATATCAATAAAATTTGCAACGACATTAGCGTCTACACCTTCAGGAAAGAAATCTGGATATACAGTTGCAATCTGTCCCTTACGGACAGCAAGAACATCTTGTTGGCGCGAATCGCGCTCTGCAGCACGTTGACGTAAGTTCTCAACACGGGCTGAGATTTGTTCAATTGATAACATTGCCATCCTTAATTCATCGCTTCTTGTTGTAGTCTTTGGGCGTCTTGCTGTAACATTAACTTGTAATTAAAAAATGCACCTGCTGCCATACCTATAAACCCTAAAGCATTAAGTCCACCTAGTTGTGATGGTGGCAAAGGTATTCTTGGAACAGCACCTGGTTTAGGGCTATAACGATATTTTTTTACTCCTGGACGTAATACTTTTTGTTCATCCATTTGAGCACCAACAGTAGAACGAGTTACTTTCTGTGCTCGCCTATTTTCTTCTTCTATAATTATTTTTATATCTTTACGTTCTTTAGGCGATAATTCTTTATAAGCCTTTTGAAAAAGCCTCTCAGCATAAGACTCTGCTTTAGCAGAATCTGGAGTTGCTTTACCTAACGCTTCTGCTGGGCTTCTAACTTCTGGATTTGTAGCAGCAGCCCGTGCTTGATTACTCCAGTCTTTTGCTGCTTCAGACCGTAATCGTTCTGCTTCAAGGGCTTCTTGAGCATCTCGTGCTGCCCTAGATTCAACCCCTAAAAAATCTCTATATCTTGTTTCAGTGGCAGCATCACTTGCTGCTTTCATTTTTTCTTGAGTTAAAAAACTTTGTTCCCTTTTTGTTAAATAAGTTTCTTCAGGAAGTGCGCCAACTGTAAGACCTTTTAAAGAAGTAGAAGATAATATATCAGGCTTTAAACCCATTGCAGTAATCTGTCCAGGAGTTAAATAAATAACTTTACCCTTATACGTCACAGCACGCGGAGCAACATCTTCTACCTCTGAACGAAAAGGAATACCCTTTGGTAAAGTAACTGTAGGTTGTTTTACAGGCGTTGCTTTAGGAGCAGTTACAAGTTCTTTGCGTAATACTTCTTTAGCCTGGTTATAACTTATACCGCGTTCTTTAGCAATTTGTTTAATTGCTTTATCTTTTTCTTTAGCAGTAAGTTTGGCTGCTGGTTTCTTAATAGTAACTGGCGCAGCCTTTGTTTGTGCTTCTTTTGTTTCTAAAGTTTCAGCAACAGTTAACATCGGTCTAGATTTATCAGGCTTAGATGCTCTACCAAAAGGTGCTTTAGAAATCTCTTTAATGACTTCCTTAACATCCTTATTAAGCGGTGGCGTTGCCATTAGTTCCTATCCATATGTCTGCTGCCATTGCTCGGCAACCATCTCATCTAAATTAACACTATAACGTTTTTGTGCTTGTGCTCTTGTAGCCCAACGATTATGGGCATACCTTTGCACCACAGAATTCTGTTGCATAAACTCACGGCATCTAATAACGCCAAACCACAACGCCATCACGCAGTCAGTCTTACCTCTAGTCTCAGGCTTCCAAGTAATTAACTGTTGTGTTAAAGCCTTAAGTCCTTCAGAACCTTCAGTGCTAGGGAGTTCAATGGTGTTGTTCT